CAAGCTCAAGAAGGTTTGGTCATGCGCCCCGTCAGGCATTGTTGCTGCTGGCCTTAATAAGTTTGAGGTCGATGCTCGTATTGTTGTTGCCAGCCGTGACACTTTAGCCACACCAAAACGTTTGGCATCTAGCGGCCACTTTGATTACATCATTGTAGATGAAGCACACCATGTTTCGCCTGACCATAAGACGCGCTACCGACAGATCTTTGAACACTTTACGCTTGAGCAATGGACTGAGCCTAAGATCCTAGGCGTAACAGCTACACCATTTCGCATGGGCCAAGGCTTTATCTATGGCCTAGATGATCACTTTTTCTCAGGCGTAGCCTACAAGGTAGGTATCCCTGAAATGATCAAGCAAGGTTATCTCTGCCGCTTGTCTGCATTCCAAGTAGCAGATGATTCCGTGATCGACGCATCTACTGCGCGGGTCAAGTTCAAAGGTGGCGACTACCGTGAGTCCGACATTGCAAAACTTGCCATGGAAGATAAGACCATGCTGGCTATCATCAATGACTGGATAGACAAGGCGTACAGCAAGGGCAGACTGAGTAGCGTGTTCTTCTGTATCACTGTAGATCACGCGAACAAGATGTGCGTGTACCTGCAGCAAGCAGGCATTGAGGCCGCTGTAGTGACGGGGGAAACCCCACAAGCAGAGCGAGAAGATATCCTTGAGCGTTTTGAGGATGGCAAGATCAACGCGCTATGTAATGTAGCTGTTCTCACTGAAGGCTGGGATGCCCCACGAACTGACTGCATAGCACTACTCAGACCCACTAAATCGCTTGGTCTGTACATACAGATCTGTGGTCGAGGCATGCGTACCTGGGGTGACAAGAAAGACTGCATGCTACTGGACTATGGCGAGAACATGCAGCGTCACGGGTGTATCGATACTGCCAAGCCACCAGCACCTGAAAAGGAAGAGAGCAAGACTCCTAAGATCTGGATCTGCGATGAGTGCGTAGGGGTAAACGACAACGATGTATATACCTGCGTTGAGTGTGGTGCTGATCGAGTCAAGCAGATGGTGAACGCACAGCAACTACTGATAGATGAGATGGAAGAGAAGGATGCTGCCACATCTACGCAAGCAGCCGTAGGTTCTGTTCTATCAGATGAACTAGAAGATCCCGCTGAGAAGTTAGAGAAGATCAAAGACGTTGACTATGTGACTGCTGAGAAGAAGGTATCGAAGAGTGGTAATGAATACCTGAACGTCATGTTCTCAAGTCCAGGCGACTACTGGCCACAGAATATGCCTATCATGCTGGGCATGAAGGGTAAAGCTGGGATGATGGCTGAGAAGAAGTGGAGGGCGCTGACCAAGCAATACAAATGCCCTGCAGACATTGACTGGGCTGTACACCAAGTAAACGTGCAGAACAATATGAATCACATCAAACAAATAACCGTAAGAAAAGAGGGGAAATACTGGAATGTTGTCAGCGTCCATTTTTGAAAAGATTGATGAAGCCATTGCCGCAAAGGAAGGCCGTAACCGTGGACACCTAGGGTTCAGTGGCATAGGAGATGATGATGAGTACCGACAGTGGATGGGATTCCGCTGGTGCTTACCATCTACATTCGGCGGCAGGATGCTGCGCTTGTTTGACTTGGGCAACCGCATCGAGGACCAGATCGTAGATAACATCCGCGACACTGGGATTATATCTATAGCCTCGCATGATGCAGATGGCAATCAGTTCAGAGCATCGTTCCTTGGTGGTCACTTCGCAGGCTCTTGTGATGGCCTTCTCAAGGGCGTACTGCCACCCCCTGATGAAGAGGTTGTTCTTCTTATGGAGGTTAAGAGCGCAAACGACAAGCGGTTTAAAGAACTGGTTAAGCTACAAAGCTACGAGGACTGGAGCGATTCATATCGTGTGCAGATCCATGCTTACATGGGCGCGCTTGGTTTGACTAAGTGTATGGCTGTAGTGATGAACAAAAACAACAGCGAGATATACTCTGAAATCATCGATTACAAACCACAAATATGGGAGCGTGCTCAAGAGAAAGCTGAACGCATCATCTGCAGCGATAGGCCAGACATTGGCACTCGCCGCTCAGAGAAAGATTGGCGTATGAAGAATGAGCCTAGCGTGTACAAGGACATCTACTATGGTCGGCGGCTACCTGAGTCAGTCAACTGCAGGAACTGTGTGCATGTGAAGCCGCTTACTAACTCTAATGGGGCGGTTTGGTACTGTAGCCGTAGCAATAAACCCATACCATTTGAAGAGCAGCCACTGGGCTGCAAGGACCATATGTGGATACCTGCACTGGTCAACGCAGACCATATGCCTGAGAGAAGCACGCCTGATGGCATGGCTTATCGAGCAGGTATCTTGGAGTTCTTCAATGGCAAAGGCCCAGAGGGGGCTGAGTATGAGTACAGTAGCGCAGAGATGCGGGAGCTATCTAAGACTAACTTCAATACCCAGATGATGATCGAGGGCGAGAAGATTAGGTCTGAGTTTCCAGGGAGCTACTATGACAACATGGATGAGAGCACCCCTGGTTTTTAGTCCCAAGCGCGTGGGTCTTTAACAATCAGTATCTTGGTCCCTGGGTATAGCGCCTCAACAAGCTTCTTCTTGAGCGTGAATACCTGGGTGATCATACCTTTAGTATCTTCTACCACCACCTCACCATCGCGCTTGTAGCGAAAGTCTGCAACGTATGAGCAGATCTTTTTGTCCTCGCCATCTACTGTGACTATGCACGGAAAGTCTACCTGTACCTCTAGTTCAGAGATCTCACCAGCATCTTCGTAACGCCTAAGTATCTTGTAGCGTGCCGCCTCAAGCTTTGAGTCGAACATGATGCCATCGTACTCAGTCTTCTTGGCGAAGTACTTACTCTTTTTCGGTGCGCGTTGAGGGATCAAATTAATCTATGCCCATGAGTTTGTTTAACTCTACCTGCTTCAAGGCATCTATGCCACGGTCAAAGAGTGACTGAGGCGGTGCCGGTGGTACAGGAGCGCCTGCTTGAGGTGGTCCAGGGGGCGTGCCAGCTTGTGCTGGGGGCATTGGAGCCGCAGGCTGTGCCTGTGCAAGGGGTTGAGCCGCAGATTGTTGTGCAGCTTGTGCTTCGGCTGCAGCCTCTGGCCTGAACTGCTTGCCTTGTACATTTCTATAAGCCTCACCCATCGCTGCCATATCAAAAGGATTAGACAATTTATTTTCATTTGCTCTAGCCGCAAACCTCATGGTTTCTTTGCTTGGGAAGAATGCGTTAAACCTACCCGACATCATCGCGCCAAGGTTGGGAGTCTTTGCTTCTCTTAATGGGCGTATAATCTTTGCGTCAGAAAGGCCAAGAGTACGAGCATCCTCAATGGCCATGTTTAAATCACGAAGTGCCTTAAACCTTTGTTCGTTAGCAGAAATGTACGCCTTGGTTAGTTTTTCAGCGTCAGCACTGCCTCGCGTTTTTGCAACCCTGTTGAATATGCCAGACGCATCACGAACCTGCCTAGATGCCTCATACCCTCGATACATTAACGATGTTTCTATTGCAGACTTAACCGTTTTAACACCAGTGAGGGCTTCCATAAATTCACCTGCAGCATCGATGCGTACCCCTGATCTTTTTACAGCATCAGACTCATCGATTACGCCAGCGGATAAGCCAATAGCTTTAGGAAGATCTCTAACTTTAAAGTCAAGTCCACCAGGCAGCGGAGATGTAACTGTTGAAGTTATATCAATTGGACTTATTCCAGGCATTAATCCTTCAGCAAAGTGAGCAAATTGCTTGCCGACTATGTCCCCAAAGGGATCGCTAGTATTATAGATAGACCTTCCGAACTTTGTTTCGTTACGCATCATGTCAAGAATCTTTTCTGTCATGATGGACTCACCAAGAAAGGGCGAGAAGAACTCTCTACCACTCTCCATTGCCGCATTAGCCGCTATTTCAGTTAATTCTTTTTCGCCAGTGATTCCGCTATTAACAGCGTTAAGTATTGCGCGTGCAGGTCTAGTTAAGTAGTCGTAAGGATTGGTGTAAGAAAAATTGTAAAAGTCTGTAATATTTCCATCTTTGTCTGTAGCGATAGGGATAAGCATGGCGTTGCGCTCCCAGTCTGCAGCGAATGAACGCTTGTATGCATCAACCTGCTCCATGGTAGACCCTGTAAGCGCAAGGCCACCAGTCATTAGGCCACCATACAAGCCAGCATCTACAGTCATTGATCCCATCAACCGGCGCATGCCAATAGACCGAATAGCCTCTGAACTACTACCCAACTCTTTGATGGCTCTGCCATAAGTATTGGCGCTCGTTCTTAATACCTCTGCAGGAAAAGCAACAAAGTTACCTACAGGCAATCTTCTTAACTGCTTAATGAATTCAGGAACTCTTGCGTAGTTAGGCACGGTATCTTTTACAATAGACGCAGCTTCTCTTGATAAAAATGTATCTAATTCTTTGCCGACTAACTCGCTAGACTTTCTGCCGTTAAGCATCAAGGAGTTCTGCACATCAGTTACAGGCAAATCATTAGCCCCTTTTTTGAACGCATCCTTTAGCCTGCCAAGTTCCATCTCATAGCTGTAGATCTTCCACACATCATCAGACCCTTGGTACAACTTGCCTGCAAAAGTATTTTGAATGTTCTGAGCTTTCTCTAAAGCGCGCCGTCCATAGACACCGCCCTTTGCGTTCAATGCATCCTTAAACAAACTTTCAAACTCACCTACCTTTGAGTTGGTGTTCACAATCCCAAGGTCAATTAAACTATTGTAGTAATCGTTTACGTCCTTCTTGGTTGCTCTAGCATTATCCGCGCCTGGCAGCTTTATAAGTCTTTCACCAATCTCACTAAAGACAGTCTCTGCAGAGTTGACTAGGTTTTCACTATTACCAAAGTTTCCGTTTTTCAGAGCAAAAAATGCAGCAGTTGTAGCGTTTCTTATTTGAGTTATTGGACTAAGAACAGTCTTTGCTACCTGAGAAAATCCTTTAAGGCCAAGAAACGTGGCCCAAATCTTGTTGGTGTCAGCATTTAAAATGCCAGCAGGTATATCTTCAAAGGCTCGATGGTATTCTTCTTTAACGTACTTACCAGCAAGAGGCCCAAATCTACGCTTTGCACTCTCAGTAATCTCTGATCCAGATAGCGCGTCATCCATACCTATTCTTTTGTATTTACCAATCTCTTCTATAGAAAGATTTGCAGGAGGGGCATCAAATATAAATCTACGGTCTAAAGGAAGAGATTCGTTGTAATCATTTAAGTTTTTGTAGTAGTTCGATTTGGTTATTGCCTTAGTCATGCCATCAACTGTCTCAATAGCCCTTGTCCTCAGACCTGCTCTTTGCTCTTCAACTCCGCGAGTCCTAATAACCTCTTCACCAAATGAGCCGTCACTTCTTTTTACTCGTGCTAAAACATCTGATCCACCAGAGTATTCCCCAAGAAAGTCTCTAACCGCTGGCAAGGTATCTAGCTTGCGACCTTTCATGATTTTTTGACCCACACCACTAAGCGTTGATTGTTCAAATTGATCGTTTGGTTTTACGCCTGCTCGATTAAAAGAAACCTTTCTTCGCAGATCATTTAAAACACCTAGCGCAGCTTCAGGGGACATCGCTTGCCCTATGTTTGCCGCTTCAGAAATATTTAATATTTCTTTAAGGGCTTGATCAGTTTGTTCCCGTGTGGGGATGTAGCCATTTTCATCTTTAAGCGTTCTATACATACGAGTTGCATAAAACTTTTTATTTGCATCAAAAGCTGCTTTCAACTCATCAGACATGGATTTACTCATAAACGTATCGTCACGAATAGTAAGAGACAAATCATCTATTTGTTTTCTAAACTTGTCAGCAGCGTCAACGAGGCTGAGTTTTCTGCTACCAACAAACAGTGAAGGGGCTTTTGCTTTTCCAAGCTTTTGATCAATACCTATTAACGCTTGACGGGCTTCTTCACGAACAACTTCTCTTGATTTTTTACCTTTATTTTCTGCAAACAAATAATCATTCAGGCTGTTAAGTGTTGTTCGTTCAGCCGTTTCGTCCCAGTTGCCTGTAGATTTTAAAGCTTTTAAAACATTATCTACCTCTTGCAAATTTTGGCGCGCAGCATTGTTCTGAGTGTTGAGTTGCTGAACCCTTAATGCTTCAAGCTGCTTAGAGAAAGCATCGGGCATCTCACCCTGAAAAGTTAACTTTTTAGTAGCAAGCTTAGAAGCTTTGGCCATATTTCTTTGTATGAAAGTTGGATCTTCTATGTCAGCTTTTACTCCAACATTAGATAAGATGCTGTCTGGATCTTTAATTGCCCTAGCAACATCACGCACCATCTTGGTTCCCGCCAAAGCGTCAGCCCCAGCACCAACACCTTTGCCAACACCTTTCAACACATATGGCGCACCAAGCAAGACGGCTGCGCCTTCACCCGCAACTTTCATTCTATTGCCTAACTCAGCGGCTGCTCGTTCAGCGCCAACCAAGTCAGACGTATCTGTCCTTTTGGTTGGGCCACCATCAAAGAAGTCACCAAGGGTTTCTACATCAGGGGTGGTAGCGGCTACGTCTGCCGCAGCAAACGCGGCCAACTCAGCAGGCTTGCCAAGCTTATA